ATATTGTGTAGGTTTATCCCGCATTGAAACTACCTAGTATGATTTCCGACTTGTCGCCTTTATAAGTACCGATTAAGTTAACAGTAACTTTATTCGACCATTCACTATAACTATCATTGGGGCCATGTTTAATATTTATGCACTCCTGAGCTTGACCCTCGCTAGTCGCTGATACTATAAAAGCGTCATATTCATCATAGCCAACATCGTCAGTTCTTTCTACTAGATATAGGTTCATCTTATTTATCCTCTCTTTGTAATTCTAAAATACGGTCTTTGGTGTATTTACCAACATATTCATCTATAAGATAATTTGTACTATCATCATAGTTCTTCTTTTCGTGATGATAACTTTCCCAATCTATAAACTCTAGTTGTTCCAGTTCGTCAATCCTAGCTTCCCTTATATGTAAGGTTAGTAATGCTTCTAATTTATCCGTAAACATATCAACAATATCGCTATCCATACCAAAATTACCTGTATGTGTTCCACTAAAAGCCCACAATAGCTTGTCAATCTCTTTTCGTATAGATAGGTCTTTCATGGGGTTTCCCGGTAAATCTTCAAGCATATTTATTCCTATCACCACGCATTAAAATATGTTAACATTACTGCAAAATAGGCAAATAGTAGAAGTAAAATTAGTACAACTTCTATTCCTACTCCGTCTGATGGATTTCTCATGCTTCAACCCACCTTCCTGCTGTAATGAAGCCGTGTAAGTTACATCTTGGGCATAAAATTGAGGGCGATATTGTTAGGGGTTTTTTTGATTCGATAGTGTGTTTACTTAGTGATGGTGCAGCGATTACACTTCCGCCTTGCTCTTCATTAACACAGCGATGTTCAAAACGGACATTGCCGTCTTTGTAAAACAATACCCTATAGCTGTCACCGCCTGTATGCGGTACGAATATAGATTTAGTCCATCCAGGATCTACTAAGAAAGGTTCTTTAGGATTATTGTCTGGCATTATTACAACTTCTACTCCGTCTGATGGATTATTCATCTCAACCAATCCTCCCCTTTAATTAAGCATCTGCTACAGTAACTATCTGGATAGGGTAGAGATTTCCAGCCACGTACCGGATAGCCATTTAACCGTTGCCAGTTATGACCAGTGATAGAACATACTAGAGCTGAGAATAGTTTCATTTCATTGAACTCCAGATTATGCGCTGAATAATTTCCAAACTGATATATCCAAGTCCTACCACTGTAATTATGTCTATAACTATCCACTTAAGTATTGTTCTCATACTCCAACTTTATCCTAATTTCGTCCAGATGATATAGGCAAATTCTAACCATGCTAGTGTTATCCAAATTGTTGTGTCAAACCGCTTGTAAAGTTCTTTGGTAGCACCGATTATGATTGACCAGGTAGATAACTGGCCAAATACTGATTGTTCTACTTGTTTTGTTGTTGCTGTACGCATAGTAGCTCCTTAGTTATTTTGTAGTTTTAATGTTATTGCTCTAAAGCAATGAATACCTGTCGTTCTTTCCACTCGCCGGAAAAGTCGTACATGTTAGCTCCTTGATTATGTTGATAATGCTTTGAGTATATACCCTGTGTACTTTAGCTGTCAAGCCTAATATTTGCATATTGTTATTACAGGGACAACAGACTATATTATTAGTATGGAAAAGCATAAGCTATTAAAACTAGTCAAAGATATTGTTATTGGACATGAGCCGCAACCTTTTCAAAGTGACCATTACATTAAAGAGCATTGGCTAGGTCATCAGGTTATTCAAGGTGTAATGCAAGCTGATGAAGCATATGAACAGTTAAGTATTGGTTATGGAAAAGAACCCTTCGACGCGGCATAATTCCGTAGATGAGATACTAGCTATTATTGATGCCGGTCTGGCTGAGAATGAAATATTAGCTGAACATTATAAGCTCAATTTTATAAACACTAATGAATTACCGGCAGTAGATCGTAGTAGTGGGCGGGACACTAATGGAGAGTACCACTTCAGTCCTGCGGATGAAAATGGTATAATTGATTAAACAGCTCACAGAGTCTTCTAAGATTAAGCTCCTTGGTTATTCTCTAACGTGAGCTGTTTTTAGTTTAATGATGCGATATCCAGATAATACCACAGATAATTAAAACGATGATTAGAATAGTCCAAAGCATTTTAAAACCACCATGCACCGTTAGGATTGGTGTGCCGATAGTAGCTACTAAACAACCAAAGAGCAAAGCCAACTAAGCCCACCACTCCTAGAATCTTAAGCCCATTTGGAGTAAATGTTATCCAACTTAAGAAGTACTGACTAGTACAGGTTAGAATTCCCCATATTACGATTAAAAGTGTTCCGAGCATATTCACTCCTTTGTTTATAAGCTAAGTATAACACTAAAAGAGAAACCCCAGTTTTTAGGCTGGGGTCTTGATAGCGTTTCTCTCGTTCGTCAAATTTGAACTTGACTATATTATCGCAAAGTAATAATATGCTGTCAACGCTTGATGGCGTTGCGCAACACTTAGAACCGGATGCGTGGATGAAAGCCTAATAAGCCGGTACAAACTGACTATACGTGATATACGGCGGTCGGAATAGGTGTAACCAACTGAGTAGTTCGAAATACTCTACCGTAAATGTATAAACCTACACGAAGGTCTGGTTACTATTACCTTGCACTTTTATAATTAAAAACTATTCTTATTATTCCCACCCTCTGCCTACCATAATGCCAACAATCAGAATAGGGTTATACATTATGAATATATATAAACAGTTACTCAGAGAGTTTTGGTTTGAAGTAAGTGGCAGAGGTTATAAAAAAACCTTATGTCATCATGTAGATGAAAAAGTAAAACTAGATAAACTTATTGAATTTAGTAAATATTATCATGGTAATGGATCTGCGAAAAGGGAACTCAGAGAAGAATTTAATAGAATTAAGTTTGTAGTTAAGAGTGTGAGAATTACTCCAAACAGTGAGTGTTTCGTATGTAGAGGAAAAGCTGAGTGTAGACATCATATTATTCAGTTACAAAACGGTGGTATTAACTTAAAAGAAAACATTGTTCATTTGTGTAATAAATGTCATTCTGATATACATCCTTGGCTGAAGAATAATATGCTATAATGTCAACGTAATATAAACTAAGGAGCTAATATGTTACTACTAATGCTATCGTCAGTAATAGTCGGAATAATACTAGGTGCAGTTATAGATTCGTTTACTGTAGATTTTGAACTTTAATAATTGTGATACACTAAATATATAATTAAGGAGATTACTATGAGTGATGACGCACAAGCACAACTTTCAACATTACAGGCAAACAACCAAGCTGACGCAACAGCATTAACAGCATTGGAGGCTGATTTGAGTACCCCAGCAACAGAATCAACCGGCGATCAAGTATTAGCAGCCGTCGTACCAGTCGTAACCACAGCAGGTCTAGTAGCAGTATTTGGAGCAGACGCTCTAGTTACAGCTCTAACTGATGAAGGTTATGGAGTAACTCCTCCTGTCGCAGAAACTGAATCAGTTGGCGAAGACGCAACTGATACTACATCTGACCCCACTAATCCAACAGCGTAATATGTCTGCTAAGTCTAAGAGAAAATCTGTAGTTAACGACTATAGATACCAGCGTGGAGTCATACAAGGCTCCAATCATGAGCGCATGCTAAGGCGTAGAGCTGAACGGGAAAAGAATGACCGTCGGCTTAAGACTGAACTCAATAAAGCTGCTTCTGATAACTTGTACGCTATGTAAGTGTTATTATAAGCGTATGAAATCAACTACAAAGCAAGTTGTACCCAACCCTACTGGCAAAGGTGGCTTTGGTGAACATCCTGAACACAGAAACGATGGTAGCTGGAAAAAAGAAGATACTCCACGCTTTAAACTTGAACAGATGATGAAGCTATCCGAAGCAAAACTCATTGCCATCACTCTAGATGAACAAGCCCCTAATTTTGAACGTAAACTAGCCGTCTACATAAACTCTGGTGACTGGAAAACTATCAAGGAGATGATTGCGGAGGTTTATGGCATGCCTACGGAGATAGTAAAGACAACTGCCAACACAACGACAGTTCTGCATGATTATGTACGTGACGAACGGGCTTTTAACAAACAAGACGAGTAAATAATGGAGCTAAAGCCCTTACCAGGCATGCAGACTCTGGCTCTCCAAGTTCCTGATTATGTACGTGAAGTTCTACTCGGCGGCGCTAGAGGCCCAGGTAAGTCGTGGGCTGGGATGTTTAGAGTTGTACGCTATATCGACTATCCTGAGTACCGTGTGTTGGTCATACGGCGTAAGGGCGTTGACTTACAAACCTGGATAGATAGAGCTAAGGCTATGTATACGCCTATGGGGGCAGTCTTCAAGGGTGGTGAAGATGCCGGCGGACAAATCATATTCCCAAGTGGTGCTAAGGTGGTCTTTGGCTACCTCGATGGGCCACGTGACTATGAGCGTTATATGGGTGGTGAATACCACTTTGCTTTAATTGAAGAGGCTACACAGATAGCTGAAGAAGATCAGTTCTCAAAACTAACTGGGTCGGTTCGGTCGACTAACCCTAAGATACCAGCACAGATATGGCTAACTGCTAACCCTGGTGGTATAGGGCATATGTGGGTCAAGCAACGATATATTACTCCAGCTCCGACCAAGACTATATTCAAAGCTGAGTCAGGTGTGTATCGAGTATTCATCCCCGGACTCGTGACCGACAACCCTTACCTCTATGTAAACGACAAAGCATACATAGATACGCTTGAAGACTTACAGCGAACCAATCCAGCTCTTTATAGGGCGTGGCGCTTTGGTGACTGGGATGTCTTTGCTGGCCAAGTGTTCTCGGAGTTTAAGCAATGGGAGGGTACGAAGCCCTGGCACGTTATACCTCGACTACCATTTGATGTAATGCAAAAAGGTGTTAAGAGATACATTGGTATGGACTGGGGCTTTGGTCACGACCCTGCTGTCTTAGAATGGATGGCTGTTATACCACCGAACTACTATGGAGTCAGACACTATTACATATACAGAGAGATGACTGATCTTAGGGTTGAGCCAGAAGAATGGTTGAAACGTATACTTGATGTAGTGGTAACTGAGCCTGTTGAGGGGCTCATTCTGCCAGGGGATATGTACTTTCATAAAGAGCAGGCTAACACAATTGCCGACCGTATGGCTTACGAACTTAAGAGAGCGCAACAATTTAATCCTGAACTTAAGTTACCCATTCTTAAGGGTTTTAATCTATCTCATGACGAACGTGTGAGCAGACAAATACAGCTACATTCACTCCTAGCTACTCAGGTTGACGGCGAGCCAGGCATTATGATTACGGAGAACTGTAGAAAACTAATTGAGACTATCCCAATACTTCCCTTTAGCGAGAATGACCCTGAGACAGTTGAAACCAAGAACGGAGTACCTGACCACTGGTATGATGCTGCTACATGTGCGCTATACTACATTGGAGACCAACCAGCGCCAAAGCAACCACGAATGAGCGATGATGACATCCGCAACGAAGTGTATGGTGGTTACGCCCGAGTTGACTTAAGACCAGAGTATGATGAAGATGAGTACGAAAAGGACTGGAGGAGTAGGTGAGTTACGCTAACCCAAGGCAAGAGCCGAAAGACTACGACCTTATTATTATCCCCTCTCAGCTTAAAGATGATTTTAGGTGGCGCTACTGTGGTAACTGTGGACACAGATTAGTCGGAGTGTATGCTGATAAGGTTGTCGAAGCCGACACGGGAGTCTATAGAAATGTGGACACTTCTTTTACGGTTTACTATCAGTGTGACGATTGCAAGTCAATTATTAGAATAGTATTGGCAACTGAAGTTGGATAATGATATACTTTAATCAACCGACCGGTCACTGGCCGGTTTTTTTATTTTAAGAAGGGATTTATATGGCATTACCAGGCGGATTATTAATCGAAAACTACTCGGCGTACGTTAGTCAAAATGCTGGAATTAACTCTGCGCTTCCGATTGAAACTACCTCTACCGTTACAGCTGGCTCTGCAGTTGTCACCGGAAACCTCAACGTCCAAGGCTCAGTCACGCAACCTGCACTAACTCCGCAGAACGCTCCTGTCACCACTCATACACCTGTAGCGATTAATGCCACGGCTTCCGCCACAGCTGCACAGGTAGCGAGTGGATACATAACCTCTACTTCAGCCGCAGCAACCACTATTACACTTCCGACATCGACACTCATAGCTACAGCCATTGGAGCAGTACAAGGTACAGTCTTTGACTTCTACATAGACAATACAGCCGGTGCTAATACGGTCACAATTACTCCCGATGCTAGTCAAGTGAAGTCGCAGGTCGCACAGGTTGCTACTTACGGTGTCCCAACATTTGGTCTCTTCACGGTCGCAAGCGGTACAACTGGCCTCGCACAGTTCAGATTGGTATTTAGTTCTGCAACCGCTGCTTCAATAGCACGAGTATTTTAGAAGGGATTTACATGAACCCAGATCGAGCAAACGAAGGAAACCCAGTATCACCGTTTAATAATCTCCCACGTGACGGAAGCCATACGGGGATACAAGTTGCTAACTCAGTTCTCGCTGAAGATGCAACACCCACTACACCTGTCACATCACCCGTGAATGGAACTTCACCTGTCACGCTCCAAATCCCTAGTAATGCAACAGCCATTCATCTAGTACATGACGCAACCTCTCAAACCTCAACTGTTACGTTTAATGGTCAAAGTGGTACGTTTGGGCTGGTAGCTAATCAAACCGTAACTCTGCCTTGTGCTGGTGAAGCGTTTCAGACTATAGTAATCACACCAGGCGCAAGTGGAACGTATATATATTTCGCATTTGAATTAGTTTAAAGGAGAATAATATGGCAGACACAGAACCAGACAAAGAATATCAGATTGACCACGGTAATGGAGTTATATCTACTGTAAAAGCTCATCCTAGTGGCCATATAATCACTACAGATCATAATGTAAAAGATGCTGACGGTAATCCTAAAATTAGCGTTCATGTGCAAACGGATAGAAGTCAAATACCATATCCAGCTGTAGAACCACCAGAGGGCATTAAGGGACAACAGCTAGCAAAGGCAGGAGAATAATATGGCAGTCGTTACACACGTCTATACCTATACCCTGAATGATATGGGTACAAAAGCATTTACCTGGACAACCGATACGATGAGTGTTGCTCTGTTCAGTGCCGACACTTTCACAGCCGCTGATGTAGCCTACACTACGAGCGGTACGGAAGTTGCGAACGGGAACGGATACACTACTGGCGGTGTTTCAGCAGGTACACGCACCCTCAGCTCTGCTACTACAACACCTCAGCTCTACAAGATTACTGGCGGTTCAGGAACTTCTACTTGGACAGCTACCGGTGCAGGATTTACGGCAGTCGCAGCTAAGGTCTATGACGGTACGACTACGCATCCTGTTGCTAATGTTGACTTCGGCGGTTCACAAACGGCTTCAGGTGGTGGAACCTTTACGATTACTTGGGACGCAACTAATGGTTTATTCAACTTAGCTTCAAGTTAGGTTTAATAATGGCACAACTTTACATAATATCTAACACAACTGCCACCACTACGGCCGCACCTGTTAAGCAGCCTACTGGCGCAGCTATTCGCACAATGCTTCAGATAGCTTTATCTAGCACATTCCCCGCAGCGCGTGTTGTAGAGTGGGGCTGTTCATTTGATGGCTCTGCTGCTGCAACTCCAGGTCAGGTTGAACTAGTGGAAACTGGCGCTATTTTTGCTACTGTTACTACCGCGTCTGCTGTTGCTGATATTATCCCATTCAACGATCCTAACGCTCCCGCCAACACATCGGGTTCATCAGGAGTACCATTTAACCTCGGAACGGCACTAACTGGTTTTGCAACTACTGCTGGCACAGAGGGTTCTATCACAGCTACCCGTGAATTTGATTCTCAGCTTGTGGCACCGACAAACCAGTACATCAAACAGTTCCCTCTTGGTCGTGAGCCAGAATTAAACCCTGGCAAATGTTTGCGTATACGTGCGACTTTCGGCACTACCGTTAACATGTACGTGTATGTGATTATAGAAGTCTAGGGGCCAACTATGGCTATCTCAGTAGTACAAAGAGCATCGGGACAATCTGCCGCCACCGATAGTGTTTCGGCTACTTTTGGCAGTAATGTAACCCTCCATAACGCCATCATAGCTATTGTTGGTGTAGATAATAATATTACTAATATAGCCACTCCTAGTGATGGCACGAATACCTATACCTTAGTAGCTAATCTATACCAAGCAAGTATGAATGTGGGCTTTCAAGTCTACATAGCATATAACGCAGCAGCGACTAAGCCAACCGTAACCTCCGTACCAGGCTTTAATGATGCTAGTATATTCATCTACGAAGTCGCGGGGTTGGCTGCTTCAAATGTAGTGAACGTAATTGCCACTCAACAGATTACTGGTACAAGTTGCACTTCGCCAACAATAGCTACTAATCATGCTAACGAATTGATACTTGGTATTTTCGGTACGGAAGATTCCAGTTCGTTTACTTATACGGTTGGGTCAGAGTCTAGCAACATTCAGACTCAAGCTCTCGCCGGTTGGAGTTCGGCTGTCGAGGAGAGAATAGTCAGTTCAACAGGTAGTTACGCTTCAACCGCTGGTGGTCCGAGTGGACAGATTTCACAATGTGCTATCGTCACTTTTAGTGATACGGCTACTCCTAGTGCAGTATTACTGGGTAGTACTTTCAATACGACATCGGGTACTCATACTTTTACTGCCACGCCAGCAGTTAATGACTTGATTGTTATTGTTCGGGCAGCGACTGGTAATACAACAGTAACAGCCCCGACAGACAATAATAGTAGTGGTACTTATACTCAGATTACATCTGCCTTGAAAAATTCTAGCGCTGACCTTATGGAAGTCTATATTAGGACTGCTCTAATTGGTTCGGCTTCCTCAACGGTCTTTACTGAAGCACCTGGCACGACCACAGGTGGTGGTCTGGCTGTTTATAGCGTCAAAGGCATGACTAAGACTGGAGCTACGGCGTCGAAACAAAGCGGAGTTCAGGCTAATCATGCTGCATCCGCTACTCCTGCTCCTGCTTTTGGCGGTGCTGCGACTACCACGAATGTGATTATTGGTGCGGTATTTAACGCTACTAATCCTGGTGGCATAAGCCCACGTTCATCGCCTGTTTATTATCAAGACAGTAGTTTAGGTTATGCTACGCCCACTGCTGGATTGTCGTTAATGTCGCTAAATGGTGGCGAAACAGGGACAACTATTACATGGGGGAGTTCTTCGGCTTCGCAATTTTCTAGCATTGTGGTCGAGTTGGATGCTTCAGGCAATGCAACAACTTTCATCGCCCAACCCATTAAGCCAATATTACAGGCCATTAATAGAGCTAGAAGCTTCTAATGGCTAGGTTTGGGCGTAGCCAGCCTTTCAAACCACTAGTCCAGAATTTTGATTATTTTGCTAGTAGTGTAGTTAATGCTTCTGTTACACAATTAGCAGCAACCGTGACTGCGACCGGCGGCACTCAAAGCATAGCTGCTATTCAAGACGTAGCTATTTCCCAAAGTGCCGCTACTTTGACTGTGACCGGTGGTACGCAGGTCGTAGCAACCGTTAACGATGTAGCTATTAGCCAAACAGGAGCTACGATAACAGCAACTGGCGGTACGCAAACTGTTGCTTCGGTTAATGTTGTGGCAATCAGTCAAGTCGGGGCAACCATAACCGCTAGCGGCGGTACACAAACAGTTGTAGCAGAAACTTCGGCCAGCATCAGTCAGTCGGCCGCCACGATCACAGCCACCGGAGGTACGCAATCTACTCAGATAAATATTAGTCAGTCGGCCGCCTCAGTTACTGCGACCGGTGGCACACAAGTAGTAACGGCTATACAGGACGTTTCGATTTCTCAGGCAGCAGCCTCAGTCACTGCTAGTGGAGGTACACAGTCTGTAGCCACGGTTCGTGATGTAAGTATTGCTCAGGTCGGGGCTTCAGTAACTGCGACGGGTGGAACACAGAGTGTGGCTGCGATACAAGATGTTTCTATTAGTCAGGTAGCGGCATCGGTGACAGCCACTGGCGGTACTCAGTCGGTAACCGCAGTCAGTATCGGTGCTATTAGTCAGAGCGGAGCTTCCATCACGGCTACCGGAGGTACTCAGAGTATCGCTGCTCAGGTGGATGCTTCAGTCACTCAAACTCACGCAACGATTACGGCCACTGGTGGTACGCAGGCGATCGCAACTGTTAATGATGTATCTGTCAGCCAGAGTGGAGCAACGATTACGGCAACCGGAGGGACGCAAGTTGTTGCAACGATTCAGGACAGTAGCATTACACAGAGTGGGGCTAGTGTCACAGCCACTGGTGGTACTCAAACTATACTTAGTGTTCGCGATGTCTCTATCTCGCAATCAGGTGCGAACATAACCGCCACCGGTGGCACACAGAGCACTGCAAGTGTCGGGATAGTTAGCATCAGTCAGTCTGCTGCAACCGTCACTGCGACAGGTGGCACTCAAAGTGTGAGTTCAGGAGGAAGTACTTCTGTTACACAACTTGGAGCTACAGTCACCGCTACGGGGGGTACACAATCAGTAGCTTCTATAAATGATGTTTCCGTATCTCAGTCACATGCTACGCTCACCGCTACGGGGGGGACTCAAACAGTGGTAGCCATAATAGAGGCTAGCGCTTCAGTCACTCAGACATACGCTACTCTTACAGTCACGGGTGGGACACAAAGCCTGAGTGCTCAAATAGATGCTGTTATAGCACAGAGAGCTGCCACGATCACCGCCACAGGCGGTACGCAGGTAGTCGTTGCTAAAATAATAAGAACAAGTACTTGGACTCCTGAGGTTATTTATCCTGATTCATGGTCATCTATTGGAGATCCGAACCCAGATATATGGTTAGTCAATCCTCAAGGTGCAATAGATACGTGGGACGATGCTAATCGAACGTGGGACTCTAATTACACCTGGGACGGCACTACTAGCCAAACGACAAATGCTATAATATCGACATGGACTGGCTCAGAAGCTACTACAAGTAACTGGCAAAGTGAGTCCACAGCAACATCATCATGGACGGAAGTTTAAATGTCATATCCAACCTCAATAGATTCAATCCCACAACCAACGCCAACATCGCCAAGTAATAATCCTAGTAACGCCGGAGTCGCGGTTGCTCAGACTAATGCTATTGTGGCTCTTGAGACTAAATTAGGGACTGGGGCAAGTACTCCAACCAGTGGAACTGTGTTGACCGGTAATGGAACTGGTACGAGCACATGGGGTGGCACGACAGGATCAGGTAATGTAGTGCTGGCTACGTCTCCAACCCTTGTCACTCCTGCTTTAGGTACGCCCGCATCGGGCGTTGCGACTAATCTAACAGGTACAGCATCTGGTTTAACAGCAGGGGACGTAACGACTAATGCCAACTTAACAGGCCCAATTACCTCATCGGGCAACGCTACCTCTATCGCCTCTCAGACTGGTACAGGCTCTAAGTTTGTAGTAGATACTTCTCCAACAATTGTTACCCCTACGATAGTTAGAAACGCTAATCCTGTAATGTCGCTTAATGGTAATCCTGTATGGCAATATCTAGGATATACACCTGTAACTAATAGTTCTGGTTCAACCTCTAGTGCTACTGCCGTACAGCAAACAGCTTTCGCTACTACCGTTACCACTCCTAGTGGCATAACAAAAGTGAGGATTACTGTTTTTATTCCCGATGTATATACTAGCGGAAGCGGTGCAAATACAATAGTAACCTTGTGGTCAGGTACTTTTGGCTCAGGTAGCCCTTTGAACTCAGTCAAAGTACAAGGCGCAACTGCATCAGGTAATGGCGCATCTCCCGTTACATTGATTGCTATAACCGATCCAAGTTCTGGAAGTATTACATATACCGTAGGTTTACAGAGTTCGACTGGTTCAGGAGGATGGCAGGCTAACGATTTTACGACAACAACGGCATTCACTTTAGTGGAGTGTTGCTAGCAAAACAAAAGTTTCTGTTTCATGCTAAAATATAGAAAAGCAGACCTGCTGATGGGTCTGCTATTTTAATTGGAGATTAAATGGATACTTTTACAGATTTATATAAAAGAGCAGCTAAATTCTGTGGAGTCAATCCTAGGAATATCCCTGCTGATTTACTGATTGACCTGAAGCGTGATGTTAATCGTGGCATTGCTAAGATATTTACAACTGCTAGAGTTGGCTATACGCAAAATACTTTGACCAGTAACTTAGTAGCTAACCAGCAATATTACCAAACGGCACCAGACTGTATCCGCCCTACGACTATTCAGGTTGTGGCTCAGGGTCTGTTTGCAACGTTACCTTTAATTGAAGTGCCAACTATTGCAAAATGGAACGAGATTAATGTCTGGCCTCAACTGTCTTTCCCCTGGCCAACATACTATTTTGTTAGAGGACACAATCAAGTAGGACTCTGGCCAACTCCAGGCGCAGCTCAAACTGCTGGACTGATTATCACCTACGAAGCAACACCACCTGAAATGGCTATTGACGATATCAGTAGCACTTCTAATATTTACACCACAGCGAACCCCAGTACACCCGTTACGGCTGACGTAGTTAACGATAGTAACTTGGTGTCGTTCTCAGAGCCGATCATAAATGTGCCCTGTAACAATCTTTATTTCATGACAACTGACGGGACAGACGGCCATGTTTACCAAGTAGCATCAATCACCGATGAATCAGACATTGTACTCGGACAGAATTTCCAGTTACCAGGTCAGACTTCCGCAACAGCCCAGTTTAGAATCGGCCAAATGGAAGACTTACCAGACATGGTTCAATTAGCTGGATCATATAACGCCGCTGCTCAGTTCTACGCCGGACGAAAAGACACACAAACCGAACAAGACTATATGGCTCTATTCCAAGGGTGTCTTGATGACTTCCGTCAGTCTTTCAGCGCAAGGTCAACTTCTCGTGTTTCAAGCGATATGGAAGTAACAGGTATGAACGCTTGGGATTACATGGGTATAGCTCCGGTAAGCCCAGGGTATTAAAATGGCTAAAGGACCATCAAACACTGGCAAGATAGTAATGTCAATGGGTCGCTTTGATGGCGGTGCATCGACGGATTATAAGAATGGTATCGCTAATAGTTTTTACGATGACGAGGCTTTAGATCATCGCAGTGTACCGTCTCAGATGAGTGTCAATCCTGGTCTGACTTCAATAACTAACTCAGTTATAACAGGGCTGATTCTGGCTATGGTGCAAGATCAAAATGGGATAAAGTGGGCTGTTGATCTACCCGGCAAAGTCTACCGGATAGACACCTCGAATAATGTTACGGTTGTCGGAACGTTACCAGAACAGAGCGGCGGAAGTATAGTTTATAATCAGAAGACTGACTACCTATTCTTTCCTGGCCAACAGGCTATCAGTTCTTACGGCCCGATCACGGGTTACGGTGGGATAAGTTCTACGACTCCAACATGGCAGTATAATTCTTTAGCTCAGAGTGCAGATATTGATACAGGCGTGACGGCTCTATGGGATAATGCCACCACTTCTTATTCGGGTAGTTATCGAAACAACCTTACAAGTGTCGGGGCAAATGCTGGGGTGACTTCAAAATCTCAAGTAGGAGCTAACCCACAAGCTGGGGCTACTGGTAGTGGCGTACCAGCTTATACTAATGTAACTATCCCGACTTCTATTAACGATTCTCTCGCCTCAAGCTATACGCCATTCTCTCCCTCTATTGAACCCTTTTACTCTTTTGCAGTCTATGTGGTAGCTAAGGGAACGGGGAACTTAATATTTACACTCCATGATGGAAATAACAATGTTGTATCAACTGTCACAATTCTAAACGCCGCCGTGACGGCTGCTGCTTACAATGAGTTTGTCTTCCCAGCTCCAGGCATACGATCTTATACAGGAGGTATAGCTACGGGTCAAGAGAGCCAATATCACTTCCATATGACCTCATCAGTATCGAGCGATACTTATACTTTTAGAAGCATAGGCTCAACCTTACTGGCTTATGACAGTATGGGGAACGCAACTAATAACTCGACTCCCGACATGACTGGTATCGACTTTATTCTATTTGCTTATCGTATGGCCAAGACTAACAATGGGCTTCACCCAGCCATGTTATATACAGGGAATAATATGTTCATGGCAATCGGAAACGGTGATTATATCAGCACGTGGGATATGACAATGATAGGAGCACCTACGAACTCTTCTTATCAAAGAGGGGCAATTATGCTTGATCCTGGATATGAAAACTGTAGCCTTACTACTAATTCAGCCTACCTTGTTATGTCCGCAGAGCGTAGATCAACGGCCGGAAATGCTAAAGAGCAAGATGGCATGGCTTACTACTGGGATGGTATCTCACAGAACTGGATATCACGAACAGAAGTGCCACAAGGCTCACCTTACGCATTACAGACATTCGGGAATATAACTTACTTTACGGTTAATGGAACTTTATACGCAGTCTCTCAGCCAGGCGTACCAGATATGAAGATACGCCTTATCTCTTATCAGAATGGCAACTACAGTGGTCTACCTGATAGCACGATTGTATATCCTAATATGTCAACCGTCCGCAATACTAGTCTCCTTATGGGCTATCCTAGCACCTCTCAGAATCCTAACGTCAGATATGGAGTTTATGAGTGGGGAGCGGTTGAGCTAACGTATCCAAATAGCTTCGGTCGATCATATATGTTAAGTGCTAATGCGACTAATCCAGCAGTCTGGACATCAGCTAATAATCTGCAAATGGGTTGCGTATATAGTTTTGTTGATCAGCTGTATGTTTCGTGGCAATACACAGACTCAAGTAGTGTTACGCATTATGGTTTAGATTATATGGATAACTCCAGTTCAAGTGCCGCTAACTTTTCGTGGGCGTCTCTCATCTTTGATGGCGGAGCGAGGTATAAGCAAAAAGAGCTTTTAAGATATAAAATTAACCTTGAGCCGTTACCGGCAGGCTGTACTCTCACAGGCTGGTATTCAGTCAATAGGGGTCAACCAGTTACTGTTGGAGAGGACGGGACTTCCTATACTATTACCGAGACAGGGACAACCGAAGTAAATATAGAACCACCTCATGCTCGTTTCCACGAAATGCAATGGGGCTTTTACGGGACTACTCCATCAGGCAATATGGTGCCACCTGTCATCACAAGCATAACCTGGGAAATTTCACCACTTAACGAAGAGGTCAACGTAACCCCTGATGATTACCTCGATGACTTCATATCTCCGACTGGCACTCAGCCGGTAGGCGCAATCGTATTACCTGTAGGAACAACTGAGGACGTAGAAACTACATGAGTCCAAACAGCAACGCATCAAACCAAGATATAATGGCGAACACGGGTTCTTATAGTCCGTACTCTCCTATATTTGGTAACGTTGAAATACAGGCACTCCCCCAACAAAGCTTTGGAGCAGTACAACCGTCGTTCGGATTAGTCGGTTATATGTCTGTCGAGCAGGTTTCTGCTGCTCTTGCCATGTATGCACCACAACAGTCAAGCACCACTATAAACAGCACTCAGAATAGCAACACTACTATTCAAGGGACAACTTCATACCAAGACTCAAATGGGAACATTGCTATGACTATGGGCTACAGCGCAAGCGGTGAGTTTGCCTAATGACTGTTACGTCTGGACTAAAGGTAGCTCTGCCAGGCTATGATGCTCAAACAGCTCCCGATTATGATTTATCCTTTTCTAGTAACTGGCCGATGCTCCAGGTGGTTAAGACATTAACCCATACGATTACTAATGCAGATATTAATACCGTTGACGCTGCTTTCCCAACTTATGACAGCGGTACTTCTGGCACCTCAACGGTTACGTTTTATCATAATCTAGGATACTCTGCTTTCGCTGATATCTGGCAATACAGTCCAGATAGCCGATTCACGAACGTAGTGGCTGAGAGACTGAACAGTAGAGCCGGTTATCAGATGTACTTTGGTAAGAATAGTATCAAGGTTCCTGTTGGCAGTGTATATGAATCATCGGGAAGGGCTTTAATACCAGTAGGCGCAACCCTATCTCTTAAATTATATACATTCGATTTTACGCAAGCATTCAGCTATGCAGCAGTTTTACCGCCAGTTGGCCCCTCTACCTATGATCCCCATGTCGGTATTAAGATTGTTAGACCAGGACGAGATATAAAATCAAAAGACCTTAGGAACTTTATTTTTCACAGCAAGGGAAGTGCTCCGCAAATACTTACAGTCCAGACACCTACCAATGCTAATTTTACGAGCGGAGTAGTTACCTATCAGATACCGAACGGCATACCGGCACGATTGGACTTCCTTAACTCTACAAATACTGCTGACTGGGACGGGGATTATAATGATTTATTTTGCACAGGAAGTGGCGTCCTCGAAACTAGTACTGATCTTTACTATTACACGAACGTCTTTGGCCAACACGAGTTGCAGGCACAAGGAGACGTAACATATACCATGACTAGTTCGGGTTTATTCACGAGCGCTGGACTATTGTCTACTGTGCCTTTTTCAGTCATAGTCCGCCGTGACCCCTTGTTATATTCAGCCCCGACTGTGATAACAATATGAGTACTGGAATAACTGTTTATAACGGATCAACTATCCAGTTTACTACGCAGTATCCAGCTTTTATGGTTGATAGGACAAATAACTATGGGTATAAGAATTACCAAATTACATTCTCAAGCGACCCTCCTCAACCACCAGCACCCACAACAAGTGCAAACGGTACTATTTATCAACAACTTTTACCTATTTATCATGGGTTAGGTTACATACCTGCTTTTGAAACTGTTACCATTGGATATGGATTACCTGCCGGTCCATGGGGAACAGGTATAGCTATGTGGAATGAGGATGCTCTTTTATCACAGGGAAGTCCCACGGGAACAGACATATATAGCATTGCTTGCATAAACCAGCTTATATTTAGGGCTGACCAGCAAAACTTGTACATTGGCCTATACAGAGTATCGACATGGGACTATGACTATGCCACTCCTGGGCCAGCCTATCCGTTCTCACTGTCAGGAGTCCAGTTGAATATCAATGTTCAGATATTCGCAATGGGGTTAAATGACAGTTTAAGTCAAGTGTAATTGTGCTACAATAACTAAAGACGACCGTCAGCATTCTGACGGTCTATTTTTTTATAGGAGACAACATGCAACCACAATCATCGGGCAGTAATCCATTATCTGGTATCCTCGGTTCAGTATTAAATATCTTACCTTTCATTGTGCCAGAGATTGGCATTCCTGCACGTATGGCTCTTGGAGGAGTCGCATCGGCCGCTTCTAATGCGATTCAGGGAAAGTCGCAGAATCTTGGACAAGATCTTCAGACAGGAATATCAGATGGCTTAATGGGAGGAATGATGGGCGCAGGCGGTAAAGCAGCCGCTGATGTAGCAGATACTGCCGCTTCTGATCTAGCTGATAGTGGAGCTACAGACGCAGCAACTACGTCACCGACTGAACCTAGGTTTACTGTAGACCCACAAGGAAACGTTACCTCAGCCGACAATCCAGGTATTGCACCTACGAATCTAGACCCAGAGTCAGGTCAAGGACACGTAAATCTTATTACGAATCCTGAAACGGGGACGGTTAAAGCTGATACTAATAACACGTTTACCCCTCCAGCAACCCCTGCAGAAACTCCTTCTGGAACCCAACTTAATCTTGCACCAACCCCCGAGGAGCCAGTTACTATTACTCCAAGAACCGGAGCAGATGCCACGTCTCGCTATACTCCACAAGCAGCTAATACCACTCCTCAGCTATCCCCCTTACAGCAACGTATACGAAATGAAGGTTTAGCAGGAATGACAACCACCATGCAGGGTGCTGGTATGAAGCTACCTGCCGGAGACATGAATAACTTAGCAAACCAGGCTCTTGATCTTGGCTATTCAGACTACCCTACTATGGCACGTGACGCCCAAACCCTTACAGGGCAAGATTATGGTGTTGATAATGCAGTCAATAATATGGTTAAGCAGGCAGCAGTTGGAGACAGTGTCGCTAATCCGACAACTATAGACGTGACTGATTTAACAGGGGATAATAACCGTAACTCATTTGTTAATCAGGCTACACGTGGTACTACAGGAAAAGGTTCTGGTGGAGTGGCATATACGGACGCTCAACGTAAAATATTCAATAATGCTATTCAGGATCAGAACGTCACGCTTGCTGGAGCAGGTGCTAATGGTTATCGAACCGTTGATGAAGCAGTAGCAGCTGGTGATCTTATCAAATCTCCAACAGGTGGCTATGAACTTACATCTCAAGGTATGAAAAATGCTAATCCGGTAGATGTGCTTCAGACCCAGAGAAACTTTGCATCAATGGCCTCAAAAGCTAAGTCAAATGGTGAAGCCGATTTATATAACGGCATATCTGGTGCGCTCAAAGATCAACTTGGACAAATAGCTGTTACTAAAGAAGGTGCTCAAAACGTATTAAGTAATCTGCAAGAATCAGGCTTTGCCGAGTCAAATCCTACGCAATACGCTGCACTCCAAAAAGGATTATCCGATGGAACAATAAGTAATGTTAATCAGCTCCGTAGTTTTACAGCTCCTTGGGTAAATGCCAGTAAAGCGTATTCTAAGGCTACAGGTGGGGCGTCTATATATGATCTTGCTGCAGGAGGACGTGGAGGATTATCTAAAAACATAATGGGATCTGGAACTGCTGGTAAAATGCGAGTAAAAGCTGCTCGTACGGCTTCAAAGGCTATAGCCAAACCAGGAGAAGCCACGGCATTTCCTGCTGGCGCATCAGATTTAGGCGGTACAGTAACTAATACAGGAGGAAAAGGAATGAGTCCACTAGGAAAAAAAGCCCTACTAGCAGGAATAATAGGCGCATTGGGTCTTGGAGCTAATGCTGTCGGTACGTCTAACCAAGCAAGCCAAGCAAATGCGGAATTAAACAACCCACAGTATCAACAGACGCAAAACATATTAAATCAGTCTAACGCTTTACAAAGATACTTAGGCCAAGAGGGAGAGATACGATCAGTCTTTGCTCCTACTTTTGACACTAATGCTGGAGAAGCAGGGACTATGGGTCAAACCCTGTTAGCAAACGCTAACCAAAATCAGGCTGCTAGAACAGCTGCCGCTAACCTACTTGCTGCACGAGGCCAAATGGGACAGGGTGGCATACTTGGTGGGATCTTAGGTCTAATCCCTGGCACAGCTGAAAACACATATAAAACTCAAGCAGCTAATGCTCAGGCACAGCTTAACGCTCTCGGTGTGGCTGGAAGTGCTCCATCTGTTGCTCAGGGCGGTGGTTCAATCCCGGCACTTACTAGCATGGCTGGGAATGTCGGTAACTTCTAATGGAGCCTACTACGGCCGACTATGCAAATAGTCTAGCTAACTATACTAACGACGCTAATTCAACCTATAACACTGACACTACAAATGCGGCCAATGCTCAGACGGCCGCAAATGCAGCTAATGCAAATGTTAATTCCGAGGGGCAACTTGCTAATCAGAGCGCAGCTGCTCTAGATGCTCTTGGGGCTACCTATTCAAATCAGGCTCAGAATGAAAGCAACTTCAACACCGCCGAACAGCAACAGCTCAATACAATGGGCTTTGATAAAACGAGGCTTAATCAAGCAGATCAAAATATCGCTCAAGAGACAGGGCAGTTAGGGCAAGCCAATGATCAGCTGGCTAGTATGGGTGGATCGGGAGGCTATAACGCCGTTGGAGCAGCGAACAGACAGGCGGACATTCAAAACCAATTTAATAATGCTATTGGTGCTAATAATTCAATTCAGTCAACCGAACTAGGAAAAGCCAATGCAGCATCTACTTTTACTGGTCAGGACATGACTTATCAGCTGGGTCAGAATACAAATTCGATCAATGCCTATACTGGTGCTGCTACAAGCCAAAACAATACAATGGCAAATTATGCCAATACATTAAATACCCTATCCCAACAGGCAGTTGCTCAGGGAGGATTAGTAGGTTCTAATATCCAGGCTATCATGACAGGCGCTAATCAAGCAGCTCAAGCTATGCTAGCACCCTCTACACAAGCATTACAGCAGGCACAAGCTTATCAAGCAACCGAAACAGGAGTAAATCAAGCAGCCCAAGCAGGCTTAACCGATCAGCAAATTGCATATAACAAACAGCTAGCTAGTTTCAATGAACAAGCACAAACATTGATTACATCGAATAATAACAAGCAAAAAGCACAGATTGCGACCTTACAGTCTCAGTTAAACAGTAATGAAAATCTTAAAAACCAGGAAGAGGCAGCTGAATCTGCTGGCGCATATGGCTGGACTCTCAGCATACCTATTCTTGGAAAGACCATTAATAATGATGCTAATTCAGGTATCAACAACACAATAGCTGCTGAACAATCTCAACTTCAACAGCTGAAGAGTAATATATTACCTAATACTCTATAATGGCTGCACTAAATGCATTGATGTCTCAAGCCTCAGCTGAGATTAATACCCTACAAAATCAAGGTCAAACTGTTTATAACCAGCAAATGACCGAGTCACAGGCTGCTACAGTTGCTGGTAATCAGGATATACAGCAAGCTAATGTAGCTAATCAGAATGCTACTACAGAAACACAAAAAGCCAGTAATGAAGCTCAGGTCATGGCAACGACGGGTGCGTCAGGTAACATATACCAGCAAAATCTCACCTCACAAGAAAGTACTTTTGGCTATAACGCAAAGACACTAGATCAGACTATACAGGAGCAAAACCAAGCGGTAGGCCAAGAATCGACTGCTCTTAACCGACTAGAACATGTTATGGGTGGCAATAGTGGACTATCTGCTGCTGGAGTTCAAGCTAAAGCCCAAAGTATTACTTCTCAAGCAAATCAGCTTGAAACTCACCTTGGTAATCTTATCCAAACTCAAGAAGGGGAAGCCACTACAGCTGCAACATATGCCTCTAGTGAATCTCAGTACATATTCGCAGGAGAGCAACAAGCCGAACAGTCTTATACTGCTGCTGCTGCTTCATACATAGCTACCGCTGCTAACTATCAACAGGCTGCCCAAAGTGAATATAATTCAGCTTCAAATTATTCTACAGAGGCTTCAATTACAATCAATGAATTTAGTGCAGCGATGGCAAACGTTGGAAATATAGCATTGGCTGCTAGTGAGAATATCGAGAAGCAAGCCCAGGCATCTTTTGCAACTAGTGAAGGCAACTATCAAAAGTCTCAAGCCGCATACGCTAATCAAGAGAAGACATATAACGCCCAACAGGAATCCTATAATAAGTCGTTACAGCCAGTTTATGAACAAGATATAGGGCTTGGGCTATCAAGCAGTAAGGCGGCGCAACTAAGCGGATATACTTTATAAATTACAGTGTATACTTAAGGAGATATTATGAATAACGATTTTACAGGAATGTTTAGCAGAAACTCTGGCACGGTTTCACAAGGAGACCTTACCGGGCAAGAGGGTATTATTGAGTCCCTCGGCAGTATGGACATTACTATTAATGATGATGAGCTATTACAGAACCTGAAAACACGTGTAGAAACCGCAAAGAGTGATTGGGACGATTCAACCGATGACGGCTACAACCTATCTGAAAAGAGGCGACTTAATAAACTATACTTTGACGGTTACCAGATACAGAACAAATTAAAAGCCGCACAAATTCCTTATTCTGAAAATCAGATATGGGTGGGTTGGTCAGCAGTACTCGCCTATCTTACGAATCGTATTGCGCAGCCAAATGTCTATCCGTCTTCGGACAGTGATACTGCAAAACGCTTTGGAGTATTCTTTGAGAAAGTTCTAGATGCTCATAATGATAAATTTGAATTTAGAGATATCGCCGCCAAGGTTGTTAACGATTCTGGCTTGTCTTATATCGGATGTGTAAAGTTAGAGTTCGACCCAGACGAGGGAGAGGATGGTGATATCGTTCCAAAACTGATAGACCCTCAGAACCTAACCGTCGACAACCACACTCCTTATGGTGGTAATCCTCGGCTTCTTGATTATAAATCTCCGATGACAGCTTCAGAGATGATACACAGATGGCCTAATAAAAAAGAAAAGATACTAGAATTAGCATCGGTTTCCACTGAAAATGGCAAACCTGATCTCGATGTTCTTTTAATCCTTGGAGAGTCATGGTTTACCTATTACGATAGTAAGTTTGAACCGCAAGAAGGTGTCATATATTATTGCGATGATTGTATCCTAGAGAAAAGCAAAAACCCCAACTTTAGTTATGTAGATGATAGTTTGAATATTATAAAGACACCCCCGAAACCTTTTATCTTCTGTAATATTAGTTCTGACGGCCGACTGCTTATAGATAAAACAAACCCTGTTGAGCAAGGTAGAATTATGCAAGACTTCCTGAACCTTGCTGGCCGTCACTCGCTTGAAAGTTCACTTCGCAGTAATCCTACAATTGTAGTTAACGGAGATACGCTTACCGAAGATGACGCCGTCTCAGCAGATAAACTAGCTACCAAGGCCGTTATTACGCTTACCAATGTACCGCAAGGCAGTAATACTGAACAACAATTCGGTGTTGTACCTGCCTCAGTCGTATCACCGGAACTCTTAGCGCAGAAGCAGGACTTACGAACGCAAACTCTGGCTATGATTGGTGCTCCAGATGTCCTTACGGGTGCAGGCGATAATGGTGATACTTCCCCGACTCTTGGTCAATCGGAGATTAAGAAAGACCAGGCACAAGGTCGGTTAGACTTAATGACTCGCTCTATAGACAAATTCTATACCGACTACTACCGATTACTAGCTCACATGATGAGTGTCTGGTTTATAAAGCGACACTCTTTTACAAGTTCATCTAACAGTGGCTATAAGAGAATATTTATATCCCGTGGCATGATTGATACTAAGGTGGAAATTCACGTTGAGGGTGGTTCAACTCTGCCTATAAATAAGGCCGAGCAACAGGCTATCGCTGAGAATCTACTAGACAATAAGGCTATTGCACTCTTGGACTACTATAAGATTAGTGGCATTGAGAATCCCCAAGAACTATACGACAACTATATCCAATTTACTCAAGACCCAACATCTCTGGCACGTAAGGAGAGCAGCGAAAATTATGAGTTCACCGCCCAACAAATTCTAGAGCGTTTTGAAGATGAACCTGAAGTTGAAATTTCGGAAAGTTCAGATGGCTTTATTAAGGCTATGCGTGACCTAACCGTATCTCCAGAGTTCCTGGACACGAGCAAGACGAGCAAGAAGGCTCAGAAGAGGTTTAATGACTATATGCAAAAGGTCATTATTGAGAACCTGAAGCGTAAGATCGTTGCTAATGCCGCTAAACAGGGTGTGATGGCGCTTGAGCCAGACCTTAAGTTCACTCCTGTACAAATAGGAACTGTAGTTCAGGCAGAAGGTGCAGGAGTGCCAGGTGGGGCATCTGATCCAACAATTCCAGGAGCTGCCCAAGCAGCTCAGCAAGTAGGGTTAAATCCTGACGGAACACCGATGTCCCCACAGTCACAAACTCCATCAACGCCAGCGCAAGCTCCTCCAGCAACAACATATAAGAATGCACAAGGTCAGTTAGTCACTCCAAATGGTCAGACTATAGACCCTAACCACTTCTACTCTATTCAAGAGTTAGCAGCAATGGGATTGTCCCCTCAGAACTTACAAGAAGAAGCAGGTAGAGCGCAGCAACAGATTCAGCAGACGGGAGTTCCTCAACAGCCACAGCAACCGCAGCAGCCGATGCAACCTCAACCGCAAGCTCCGCAGGTTCCTCAACCGTCGCAAATGCCACAACAACCTGTTCCTCAATTAACTCAATAAATGCTATAATATCCGAAAGGAGTATTTAGTTTATGTATGAAGACATATTAGATGACCCAGAAGTACAGGCTATGGTAGAGAAGTACGAAGGCGATCACCAAAACGATGTCCCTTTAGATGATTTTGGTAAACCGCTCTCTGATAGCTCAGATGATGAGTCAGACGATAAGGACGATAAGCAAGCCTCTGACGATGACGATGCTTCAGACGATGATCAAAAGACCAAAGATGATAAAGGTGAGGATGACGCTAAGATTAACGAAGACTCTCTTGAAGAGTTTGTACCAGAAGTTCCTGAGATAGACTACACTCCGCAGACCGAGTTTGCTAAGTCACTTGACCTTAGTAAGATTGATGATGGGTTTCAAAAATATGTCCTAACACACGTTGAACCGCTTGTCTTAAAAGATACAGAGGGTAAAGAGATAAGAGCCTACACTGCTGATGACATACCAAAAGACTTTAAGTTTGCCGACCAATTAGAAGTTACAAAAGCCAGCACAGCTTTATCACGAATAGATGCCGAAGGGACAGCTCTTAGAAAAGAATACGATAATACTCTAGCTGAGATAGAGCGTGTAAATGGTGAAATTGAAGCGAGACAGTCTCAGCTTGACGGACTTACAGAGTCTATAGAGAATGGCGAGTTTCCTCAACTAGAGCTAGATAAAGATGGTAATATCGACAAAGACAGTAAGGTTAATCAGTTAGCCGATGACATTCTAGCCTATCAGCAAGAGGTGAATAAAGACCGTACGCCGTCCAGAGCTATTAGTTTTGATACTGCCCTTAACCGTTTTCAAAAGGAAAATGCCGATAGATTTAAAGACCTAGATGGCTCACTATCTAAAGAAGATGCTGAACGCAGCAAGTATGCCGCTAGAACTTCACGCTCCTCACAGCGGTCAGGTAAGAATTCTACAGCAAACCAGTATGATGATTTGTCACGCGAAGAGTTTGACACCCTGTTAAATGACCCTGACTTTGATGTTAGTAAACTATTTAAATAAGGAAGCCATATGATTAATTTTATTATCGCACTATTTGTTAAAAAGGATTTACTATCTGAGGAAGAGGGCAGCAAATTATCGAAGGCAGTATTCGGTCGGCCGATTCCAGACGAGTATGAGCTTGCTTTAGCATTCGTCGAACGCCTGTTGACAGAGGCAAAACTTAGTTCAACACGTAAATATTTTGACCCTGCTATCATAGAGAAAAAGGTAGAAAAGAAAGATACTAAATTGGCTGTTGCAAACAAAAAGTAATTGGTGTTATACTCTTAACATAGAGCCGACCGGCATGGTCGGTTTTTTATTTATATAAGAAAGGTAAAATATGCAGTTTACATCAGATTTAGGCTTAGTCACCTACACAAAGATTGCTCCTCGTGTAGTAGATAACATTACCTACTCCACAACTCTTGTTAAGTATTTAAGCACCAAAGCACAGCGCTGGGGCGGTGGTCCTATTCAGATCGACCCAGTAATGACCTCAACCTCTCCAACTGGTGGTTTCATTAACTCAATGGATACTCTGTCATTCGCAGTTACAAATACAATGCAAACCCTATCATTCGGTCCATCACTTGTTATGCAAACTGTCGCTATCTCTGACGCAGAGCGAAGCATTAACGAAAATAATATGCGGGCAGCCGTTCGCCTTGTAGAGCAGAAAATGGACGCAGCTCAAGAATCACTACGCCTACGTTTTGCAGCTGGTGTTTATAGCGCCGGTGGTGGCAACAACATTTACGGCCTAGAGAACGTTGTGGACGCTGGTGCGAATACAGCTTCTTACGGTGGTGTAACTCGTGCAACTAACCCATGGGTAAACGCACAAGTATATCCTGCAGCTGGTGGAACACTAGCCCTTGGCACAATTAGCCAAGCTATTGACGCTGCTTCAGCTGGTGGTATCGCTTCAGAAACTACTGACTTCGCAATTACTCCGTCGGCAGTATGGACATTACTAGAAAGCCTATTCCAGCCAACTAACCAAGGCCGTTATATCACTACTGGTTCAGACCTTGCTCAAGATGCTACTCGAAGTGATGCTCCTAGTGAAATCCGTTTGTCTAGCGGTATGAGTGCAGTCGGTGGATACACTGGTATGTCTTACCGCGCAGCTTCATTCTTCAAAGATGACAGCGCTCCTGTCGGTATTCTGTACTTGCTTAACAGCAATTACCTTAACCTGTTCAAAGTTCCTATGCACAACCAACGATTCATTCCTAGTCAAATGAAAGTAACCCGTGGCGTTGCTGGTGGTGCTCCAGATGCTAACATTAACGCAAGTGGTAGCAAGGGTGCTCCTAAAGCACTTGAATCAATCTGGCAGATGCGTGATTTTATGCGAGTACCAAACCAGTTGTCTGAAACCGCAGTCATCACTTACTTTGGTCAGCTAACTTCAAACCAGCCACGACGTCAAGCTAAGATTAGTGCAATTACAAACGTAAGTTAATAGGATAAGGATAATATCATGGAAACAGAAGCATTAGCACTTGGTGTTGGAACCCTTACATCAGGACCACTACAGACCCTAGGTAGTGTATTCCGCTTGTCTGGTGGACGCAGGTATAAATATGTACAGTTCTCGAACAGTTCTGCTATTGCAGCAGGTACACAGGTATACGCAGTTATTACCTCAGCTACCGGTCTAGCTATTACGACTGTAGCAAACGGTCAAAATGCCAATAATCTAGTAGCCCCTTCACAGACACTTACGATTGTCTCAACTGGAGCCGTAACAGCCGACGCTTACGCCGGTGGTTATGCTAAGATATCAGTCTCTTCAGGTTCTCAAGTCTACAGTCTACGGATTGCTCATAACACAGGGAACGCAGCAGCAGGTAACTTTACACTTACGTTTTCAAGCTCGGACGTCCTACCAAACACAGTGGCGTTAATTCCTGGTACAGACACGGTTAGTGTTTATACCTCTCCTGATTACGCATCAACGTCTACATCCTCAGGTAACATAAGCTGTGGTTACGCCGTAAACGCCCTACCAGCATTAACGTCTCCAGCAGTAACTTATGGATACACGCAGGTCGCAGGCTACAGTGCTGCAACTGGTACTATCATAAACATAGAGTAGAAATACTTCTAGCAATTAGCACCCTTGCAAAAGAGGGTGTTTTTTGTGTGTTATAATAATAATTGACTAGGCAATCACTAAAAAGGAGAACTAATGGCTGAGATTATTAAAGAAGATCAAAGCACCGCTATATCCAACGGTCAGAAGTCTTTAGGCGAGATTTTGCGAGAAATGTTTGACCCTTATGACATGGTAGGAGTTAAAAATGTCACAAAGTTACCACTAGAAATTCCCTATTTGCCAAGTAAGAATGAAAAAGTTGTATCTACTAAGATTACTAAGAGAGTTTACGGTCGAGAAGAGTTATCTGAGGACGGTATGTCTATTGTCCCTGGCAAGCGTGAGACATTAAAGATTGGCCCTGATGAAAACGCCACAATCTCGGGCGAGTTCGCTTATGTAGCAATTCCCTTCATTATAAATATCCAGCTTCAGCTAGATGCAAGGGAACGACCTATTAAAAATGATACAGGTCTCAATACACGAGTTTTACAAGAGCGTAGCGTCAGAGTAAAAGAACTCTTAGCTCAGGTGTACTTAGGTTTCCCCAAAGCATCACAAAAAGACTGAGTTATGACCACTCACGATATGGCAAAGAGAGCATCTGAATTAGCAGAGGCTCTTGCTTATCAAGAGATACTCCTAAATATAGGAGCTGACAGATTGAGGGAGTTGAACTTACAATACGATATTCTTGACCGAGAATGCAAACTCTTATTATTACAAAAGAGTACTCTTTTAGAAGATATAATTATACTAACCCAGAACCTCGATCTTTACTCAAACCTCTGAAAATCCGGTAATGGGTCTTCATCAATTATTCCCTGCGTAATAGCCTGTTCGTGATATAAGGTGCTATAAGCTGTATTCCTTGTGCCGTCGGGATTAAAGGCTTGCACTAACTCTGCGGCATGCGTGAGGCGTTGCATCTCCGTATGCTCCTGTTTATAGCCAGGATGCCGAGCAGACTTAGGTACTTTCCCAACTACAAAGTTACCGTTTTTATCGACTGCGCCAGTCAACCGTTTCATAAGGCTTTTCCTCTCCGTCTTTTACAAAAACTGTTTTACCCTCTACCTTATCTTTATCAAAGTTCTGAGGGAATAATAGCTCATTGCGCTTCTGGGTCTCGTTATTTACCTCTTGTAACTGTTTCATATCATCGTGGATGTCTTTAACAACACTTCTCAGTTCGCCTATTTCGGCTCTGAGCTGTTTGATGTCATCTGTCTTAACAACAGGTTTAGCTTTCCTTTTACTAATAATCTTTCTGACTATTTTATGTATTTGCAAGATAGTTATCGGTAAAAGTATGCCGATAATTAAATATACTAAATTCATCGTTAGTCCTGTTTAACATCTCGGTTTTCGTAGTACATACCTGTGGTACTTGTAACTAGCAGCGCAGCTACAGCAGCAGCGTTACGGACAGTCTCTAAAACAACCTGCACAGGGTCAACGATGCCATATTCACGCAGATTTATAAGTGTTTGTCGATCAGTCCCTTCAGGTAGTGACTCACCAGAGATATCATAACCAAAACCAAACTTAGACTCATCTACAACCTTATAGGCATAACTGGATGGGTCATCAATGCCGCAGTTTTCGAGTAAATAGAGAAACAGATTCCCATATGTATCAGCGTTAGATATTTCTTTGGCAGCCCATAATAGTGCGCTACCTTCACCTGGCAGAATACCATAGAGTTTAGCTGATCGTACTGCGTTCACAGCATCGTCAACTCTGAGCTTCTTTTCAATTCTAATCTCCTCAGTTTCGCCGCCAACCGATATGGTTGCAATTTTACCGAGTAAACGGTCTTTACGTTCTTTCAAGAACTCAAGGTCATAAGCATCGGTAGTCTCATCTGTCTGTTTAACAATATCCTCTACTGAAAGTGCAATATCTTCTAAGGCCGCACCGCCGATTATATTGGTCGTATATGCAGATACAATCACTTCGTCAGCATGCCCGAAGTAGCCAGAGTCAAAATCATTATTATTAATTACTTTTGAGTTGGTATAAGTTGCAATATCCTCAAAGAATGCATCTTTACGAGCACCGTGATCAAGAGGAGTAACTAGAGTTGGAATAAGATACTTGCGGTCGTTTTGCAATAAGCCGTTTAATGCTTCGCCCTCAACATCCGCTACCATCAGAAATTCTAGGGGGACATGTTGCTCCTCTTCAGCATATTGACCTAACTTCTCAAAAATACCTATTAAGTCATTAGATGTTTTTAATACCTTACTAATGACTAAGACTGGAATATCTGTTAAGTAGGACTCTCTCATGCCTGGACGATTAGTTAAAACTGGATTAGTAAAGCCCTTCTTGAAATAAAAGCCATCTTCCATAGACATACTAGTATCATCACCCTCATGGGTAGCTACGACAACTCCGCCGTCACCGCCAAACTTCTCAAAGACAAATGAAATCATATCTCCAATTGCGTTGTCATGGGAAGAGATACGAGCAATGTTCTTAAGGTCTTTTTTATTAGCTTTAACTTTTTTACTGTCTATGAACTTATAGACTTCACGTGAAGTTTCAAGGATTTGGTTAGATATCTGAATAGGGCTTTTACCAGTATCGCGCATATCCTTAACACCCTGTTCATACAGGTCAGAGGCTAGGATAGCAGTCGCCGTAGTTCCGTCACCTGCATGCTGGTTAGTCCGTTGAGCCGCACCTACAATTGTCTGTATAACCATATTCTCTACAGGTTCTGATACATGCAACTGTTCAAGGTTACTGACACCGTCTCTAGAAGTAACAGGAGCACCATAGTTACGCTCTATCATCACATTGCCGGCACCTACGCCATAAGCGGACTTAGCTACCAATTTAGATAGGTTAGAACCTCTTAGTTTAGCTTCTTCGTACTCTTGACCGTAGACAACTTTACGTGCAAACTTATTGTTCATTGCTCTCCTCTTCATAACCTGCGATTAACTTATAATTAACAAATACTTCCGGAGCATCTGGATCGGCGGTAGCCTTGACCTCTTGAAAGGATGGGAAGTAGATAATCTTGCCGACTATCTTTTCATAACTAGGTGGTACATCTGGCCCTATGAGCATTAGAGTACCTACTGTTTGTGTCTGATCAAACTCTGACTTAGGTGCATTGAAGTATTTACTTTGTCTTGAAGTTCTGGCCTTAATAAGGACATTTTCTCCTAACGGGATGTTCTTACTCATTGTCCCTAAGTATAACCTATGCTATAATTTCCGTAAAGCCGACCGGATGTGTCGGTTATTTATTTTAATAGGAGACAATATGGCAAAAAATCTTAAGAGTTTATCATCAGTATTAGCATCAAAGTCAAAAGAGGACGAAAAAGACGGTCTAAGCGGTAAACAACGCTCTAAGATTGTTAAAGAAGCTGAAAAAGGTGACAAGTTCCATAAAAAGGGTGGTGAGAGCTTTAAAGGCATGGAAGACAAGGTTGAAGACGAAGGTAAGTCAGCTAAAAGCGCCAAGAAAATTGCCGGAAGTATCTTTTGGAAAGAACGAGCTAAAGACGCTAAGAAGTAGCGTCTTAGTTAAGGCTTGATGATGGATACTGCCACACTCATCCAAGATGCAGTTATTGCCATCGCAGCTGTTGGTGGCATATTTCTTTACCTTAAGGGACATATTCCACAGCAGACTATTAAAAATTTAGAAGCATCTAACGATAGTTATGTAAAATTAGATGCAACCAGGCAAAAGAATATCGAGGCTCTGGAACTAAAAGTTAAAGAGATTATAGACAACCATGCTGCTGAAAAACTAGAATGGACAAAGGCTATAGCTGAACTACAAGGACAGATTAAGGTATATAAAGAATTACCACTCAGAGAACTAGCAGACGGTATTGCAAAAGTGGTCGATATTAGCCGTGATAATGCTTTAAGCAATCAAAAAATACTAGAGACTTTACAGGAAAGTGCTGCAACGCTTAATACTGAGAAACGTGATGGTGGCTTATTGGTTAAAACTAACGATGGTACTCCACTAGAGGTAAATGTGAAATAATGAATAATTTTTGGCAGTCGTGGTTTAATATAAATCCCCATGCTATCCTTCAAAGTTTAGTCTATGATATATGGCCTAACATCGCCGCGTCGGCTATTTTAGGTTTAGCAATTTTTTGGAGATTATATAAAAAAGACAAATGCTCTAATTGCTGGAGGCCAGGAATCCATAAAGTAGAGGGGACACACTACTTCACGTGTCATAGGCACACTAATAAACTTGATCATAAAGAGCTATTTAAACTTCATGCTTCTAAATATCCAGCTGAACATGACCTGTTAAATTGATCGCTAGTGTTATACTAAAGTAATAAGGAGTAATTATGATACCATTCGTCGATATATCTGAAGCTCAAGGTTCATACAATATGGCCGCTAATACCGATCAACTCATTGCTATACGAATGAGCACCGGAGAACTTATGCGCTTTGATGAACAAGCTCAACGCAATTATAATAATGCGACTGCTGCCGGTAAGAGAGTTCTTCAATATCACTACGCAGGCAATAACGACCCCACCGAAGAGGCTAATTTATTCTTAAAGGCTTGTTCTCCTTTCGCAGAACATGATTTATATTGTCTAGACCCTGAATTAGCTGAATCTAAAGACTGGTGTAATACTTTCGACTCAGTAGTATTTGCTGCGACTGGCTGTCATGTTATAGATTATGGAAATATTACATGGGCTAACAATGTGGGTGCTTCGCCAGATTGCGCTTTATGGCTTGCAGCACCGTCCTGGGGCTTTAACCAGACTATTACAGAACTTCACCCAGGAATTGAATATATAATGCAACAAGGCCCAATAGTTAATGGGGTAGATACGGATATGTGCTTTATAAGCCTTGATGTGTTGGATAAATACGCCTATCATGCAACACAAGCGCAACCCACTCCAGCGCCTCCAGCTCCTGTTACGCCTGCCCCGACTCCGCCTGTAGTCGTTCCCCCCACTCCAGTATCAACTCCTGTCCCGCCAACACCTGCACCCGTTGTTGCTACTTCTGTGACTGGCACGACTGGTACTCAAGTAACGACTGCTACATTAACACCACCCTCAAGTACCACGCCTAACCCCACGACATCAGTACCTAATGTTTCCTGGTTTACTAAACTGATAAATGCCATTCTTGAATGGTGGAGGAGTGCTTAATATGCAACCAGTTAAAAATTCAGTTTTAAGCTTCGGTATGCCTACAAAAACCCAAGCACTGCATGGTATAGAACGCACACTTTTTGTCTTTGTTTTAGCTTTTGGTGCATACCTCAAAATAACTCCTGACCCTTGGACAAAAGCAGCATGGGCGGGTGCAGGTTTTGCGGGGATTGTAGCCGTTTATGAAGCAGTTATCTCTACTATCACTTCTCTGTAGAATACTGAGATAACTTATTCAAATATTCTTCTGCTGATAACGACCCCTTAAGATTGTTATCCATAGAGCATGAAGGTACTAGATTAGATAGATCGTATTGCAAATCTGGTCGTCTGCTTCTAGCTATCACGTGGTCAATCGTTAACGTATCATAGGTCAGAGCGCATTGACAATAATAGCAATACCAATAACCACTATGGTCAGGTGGATTATTTTTAATCCATTCTCGTCTAACCGCCAACCATTTCTGTCCTTTTTTACCAACTTGACGTGCCGGTTTACGAGGTTTGTTAAAACACATAAGAGCCGTATGAGTTTTGTTACAATCGTCACAGTAGGTATGTGCCATACACGTCTCCTGTCTTTTTCTGTTTCTATATAGTATGCATTCATTACAATGTCATAACTATGCTTGTCGTTGGTCAAATATGTGTAAGTCATAGTCTGCCAGGTCGCATCAACAGGGTGGCTAATCTCCTTTACTTAATTATATCATGGGAGGGAGGTAGCTGGCTGCTCTTACTCACTTGGCACTTAGCTATCTTAAGTTGGGATAGCACCAGCTTGTTACTTTTTATTTATCCTGTTAGACAGTATATGTGCGCCTAGTATCTCATCAGTTGCTCTAGCTTGAGCTTGTGCTTTACCTATTTCTTTGAGCAGTTTAGGTTTAATAAAAAAGTACCATTTAAAATAATAGAAAATATGTCGCCTAAGAGGAGGTAACAATTGTCCTTCGTGTTCTACATCTATAGTTATTATTGGATCTTTAAACATCATAACTCTCTACCTCTCTTAATCATTATATACGCCTGTCGCCTCTCCACTCTCAGCACTGACATAACAGTATTTAGTCCGTATTTCTCAAATAGTTCTACCGCTAGCTTACACCGGATATCCTGATTCTCTACACGCTTCTTAGCGGCTTTTAACTGCATTTTGCGGAGTTCAGGGGGTCGGATTACATCAAAGAACTTAGCTGTCATCCTAGAACCCACCATACATATCTCTTGCCACAACGTTTACAGATATATTCAAAAAATCCTGGAGTATGTCTTTTACTTGAATCCTCAATCCAGTCGTGAAATAGCCAGCATCTCTTAGTCATCTAAATGCGCTCCTAAATATTTTAGTGGATCATCGGCTACCACCATCATTTGTAGGTGATGCTTCCAAGCAACTACTCTTTGTTGTAAACTCAATCTTTTACTGTACAACGGGATATTTTCTCCAGATTCAACGGTTATTTCTTTGTCACTCCAGAGGCTCTTAGCAAAGTCATGCCTATAAATAAGCTTCTCAACTTGATGAGTATGAATAAGCTCATCCGTAAGTCGTGGTGGAATTTCTATGGGCAACAATCGACTACTTATCCAGTTACTTTTCCACCCATTAGCAAGAGCTTTGGTGATTGCCTTGATCAGTATTTCCTGATTACTCATACCTAACCTCAATCTTTCTACCTATACTCTTATCTCGCTTTAGAATCGTAGTCCAGGCAAACTGACCATCGTACTCAAAATCAGTTGTAACTAGCACGTGCATCTTACGCAGTACCACAATGAGTTCGTATTCTAGGCTTCTAGGTGGTTGCATATTATTCTCCTTTAATTATAGAACTACGAATAACTTTGCAACCGAAACATATCTGTGTCAGTGCATCGTGAAACGAACTAAATGCAATCTGTTGTGAGTGGATTCCTTCACATTTCATTATTGCCTGATGGACTGCCTCGATATTAGGCAGGTGCTCATACTTAAATAATAGTTCTGACATATTTCCCCCTTAATTTTAAAGCAGCATTTTCATAGGCTTTTTCTGCATCATAACGACTTGCAAAACGACCAAGATGAACTTTCTTACTATCTTTACTGATAGCCGCTTCCCATCTATTAGCTCTCCAGTAGATGCCCTTAATACCGGTAGTATTGTGTCTTGGCGTTTTCGTATTCCAAGCGTTTTGCTCCTGCGTGACTATTCTGAGGTTTTCTCGGCGGTTATCCAACTTATCACCGTTTATATGGTCGGTAAACATTCCGGCAGGAGTTGTAGCCACTACTCTGTGCATCCACAACATACTAGTATGGCGTTTGTTGGTGCTATCTCGATAATGCGTAGTCTTGACGGCGTAACCCCGTGAGCCATAGCACCACTTAAGTTTATTTAGTAATTCAAAATCCTCATCATCGACAAGTGCAACTTTGCCCTGACTGAGTTTAATCTCTTTCATACACGGCCCTCACATTCCTGTATATGCTTTATGACTTCCTCTGTTGTTGGTATATAGATATATTCAAATATTAGACTACTCATGATTGATGGACTCCTCTTTGGTTATGTAAAAGTGTATTCCGCCTGAACATTCATTTGTAAAATCATCATCCCATATACTTGGCTTTACCGTTTCACCCTTACGGTAAACGACACTTGCATCATAAATACTAATAGCTTCCTTAGCTTTATATACTTGCAGCACTTCGGCGTACTCGGCGCGACATTTGCGACCAAAAGCATGAGAGCGTTTAGCTTTGGCTGGAATCAGAAGTTTAACAATTATATTGTCTCTGCATTTCTTCCAGCCTATGATATCGCCTTCCGGCAATATGCGGGTCATAGCTATAGCCAGTTTAGCGTTCTTGGCATAGCGTAGGTTGGCAGAGCCTAGGTCGGCATAGCGTAGGTTGGCAGAGCCTAGGTCGGCATAGCCTAGGTTGGCAGAGCCTAGGTTGGCAGAGCCTAGGTCGGCAGAGCGTAGGTTGGCAGAGCCTAGGTCGGCATAGCGTAGGTTGGCAGAGCCTAGGTTGGCAGAGCCTAGGTCGGCATAGCGTAGGTTGGCAGAGCGTAGGTTGGCAGAGCCTAGGTTGGCAGAGCCTAGGTAGGCATAGCGTAGGTTGGCATAGCGTAGGTTGGCATAGCGTAGGTTGGCAGAGCCAAGGTTTTCATATCGTAGGTTGGCATAGCGTAGGTTGGCAGAGCCTAGGTTGGCAGAGCCTAGGTTGGCAGAGCGTAGGTTGGCAGAGCCTAGGTTGGCAGAGCCTAGGTTGGCAGAGCCTAGGTCGGCATAGCGTAGGTTGGCAGAGCCTGCTACAGCCTCTGTTACTGTTTTGGCAATAGTATTATCAATACACTCATATTCGAATAGCACTGAGCCGTTTAACCAACTAGTTATTTGCAGTTTAACTTTTTTCTTATTCATGTTCGTCCTCCTAACATTATTCTTTTAAAATTACTGGTTATCGCTCGCTTTGGCTTAATCTCTATAATCTTGAGCCTGTCTTTTACCTCTTTCATCTTAGGATTATAGGCTATCAGCTTACCCTTGTTTAGTTCACAAACAACCATACCGAAGTATATCTGAGCTAGTATCTTGAGTGGTAGTTCGTCAGGTTTAGCGTTAATCAGTTCCATGTGGTTAGGCTCATCGAAGCATTTTACTTCTATAAGTGTATCTGGTAAAAGTCCATCGGGAGAATAAGCGGCATCTGGGTACTTATCATTAGTTACTAAACCTGTAGTTAGAACATCTATGCCTGTGATCTTTTCGTATAGTTCGATAGCTTCTGGCTCTAGTAAGTGTCCTCTCTCAGTCCATCTATTTCCACGAAATGAATTAAGGTGGCTAAGTGCATAATCTATCTTGCCGAACTTTAGAAGCTTATCCGCATTAGAGCCGGTGTAGAGATTCTCTCGCAATGAAGCCCACTTCTCGGATCCCTGTATGCAGTCGTGCAAAGTAATCATGTCCAGTACCTTAGTTCGGCTTTTTGTCTAGCTAGTTGTGCTTCTTCTAGTGTGATAAAATCTCCAATCCTAATTTGTTTGTTGTTTATTCCTATCATTACCCTGTATCTGTTGGCACTGTGTAAACTTATCCCCGTATATCCAAGCTCACTCTTCCTAGATCTTCGGTTCCTAGCTTGTTCTGATCTAGAAGACCATTTACAGTTTTCAGGGGTATAATCACCGTCATTGTCTATGCGGTCAATAGAATATTCTTTGCTCGGCTTATCTCCCATATCCGCATAGAAGTTATTGAAGCTATACATCCACCTATCACAGACTTTAATCCCTCTTCTTCCGTAGTTATCGTAGTTCTTGTCAGAGACTCTGTAGCAACGGTCTCGCATGTGTGCCCAAGCTCTATATTCCGGTGTTCTGGTTTGACCATGAATAACGTGTTGTTTAACGGGGTATTTTGCATCTCCGTATTTTCTTAATCTTTTATAGTGTTTATTACATAAACCCTTGCATTCTAAAAGATTATTGCACTGATCTATAGAGCAAACTTTACCCATCTTCGCCCCTCAATCCCTCTAACAATTCCTGGTCTTCTGCCTTGTCTTCTTTAGAGTCAATAAGTTGTTGGTTTTTACCCTTACCCATGTATAGACGTTCAGCTTTTTCTCTTACGGTTTCTTTGGGTGTAACGTCTTTGGCTTCTGGGAAGATTTGTTTGACTAGGTCAATACTATCAGATTCTTCTTTAGTGTGGTTCTTATCATAACTCATAGGAAGTATAATAGGCACAGTAGTATCGGTTACAGTATTAGCCTTAACAATCTCGTCCTTTTCCTCTTCAGTGGCTTTCTCGGATTCTAGGGCATCATACTCAATAATCTGTCCAGTTGACGGGTCAGCCTTAACTTTCTTACCGGCTTCGGTCAGTGAGTCCCAGTGAGCAGCTTCCTTGAACCGATTGTCTTTAGTGCTGCTGGGTAGTACATTAAACAACCTCTTGAGTGGTGACTTGCGTATCATGCGCTCTTCCCATTGTGCCCAAGGACTATCAGCACTTTTAGCTTTGACGGCTTTGTCTTTAATCTTCTGTATCTCGCTAGGAGACATTACTTCAAACATGACTTCGCCATTGGAAAGTTTACCGACAGCATAGGCAGCAATTATATTATTGGCTTTCGTACGATCGATTGTAAGGCTTTTTTTGTGATGAATGTAGTTTATGGCGTCATCGTAGTCAAACTCGTCTTCTGGGAACACGACGTCAGCTTTGATAGTACTAACAACACCCGATCGGTAGGCAAGTTCTATTCCGCCAGGATACATAAGTTGGAACTGTAACTCGCTACCGTAGGGGATAAGCGCGGCATACTGTTCAGGAGTATTTGGTAAAAGGTCAAGACGGATACATTGCATCATAGCCGTAAAGATACTTTCAGGAGTACAGCGGGCTATTTTAGAGTTAGTTCGCATTAAAAAGCCCATTTGGGTTATGAACTCTTTAGCTCTTTGGCTACCTACTAGGGTTTGAGCATACTGCAATACTAAGCTTCTAGCCATTTCAGTGGTAGTAACACGGGCAACCATGCTTGTTGTCTTGGCTAGGTTGTTCTCTGTACTAACTTGATTATCCATTATTCGCTCACTTTCTTAATTAGTTCAGGGTTCTCGTAAATATTGCCAATGACATCTAAAGAGTCACCATCTAAGTCGTAATAGCTGTTGTCATCCCATTCATCCTGATCCCAGAATCCCCCCCTGTCATTTATTACCCTAGTGCGTCCCGCATAACAGGCCCTGTCGGCATCGTAGTCAATATAGACAACTGCTTTTAGGGGAACTTCTTCATAAAACTTATCGTTCCATTTATCAAAAGCCTCATCGTCATCATCCCCTACAGTCTTATACTCTTCTTTGGCCTCCTGCTCCGTAAATTGCTTCTTAAGAACGCTAACCATATCGCTGTATTCTTCATATCCGACAATATCCCCTTCATAAACCTCTTTGCCATTCTTATCCTTGAGACCAGTGTACTGCATGACAATTATGTCTTTTATGTCTGTGTGCTGGGATGGATTATCTATTCCTAAAGCGGCAAAATTACCATTTCCACCTAACATAAAACTCTTAATCCAGGCATCTAGCGTCTTATCCCATGCTCTAAACTTAATTTCTCGCATTACTCCCCCACTTTCTTAAGACTCTTACTAAACTGGTATTTCTTAGTAACGGTTACGCCCTTCGGTAACTTGCCCTCTAAGGCATAGTCGTTACGGATTTTGGTAGTATGGGGCACTCTCTTAAAGTAATTACGAGGTAAAAGATTTTCATCTATATCCAGTTCGTTTATATCTTTAACTGTAAGAGTACCGAAGTCAAACTTGAGGGTCTTATCTACCTTACCGGCTTTGTAGGCATCTATCATTTGATTGCCGACTGCCTTCCACACTTCAGCAGCTTTATCATTCACAGCTTTTTGTAGTTCTAAGAACTTTAGGAATGTTGGGTTAGTCTGTAACTCACTTTCTACCTCTCGCATAGTTTGCTCAGTTGCGAATAGGTCAAGTACTTCACTTTCGATTACGGTTTTTAAATCTTTCATTTTAGCTCCTTGATTAGTTTACCTTCTAAGTTTACGCTAGTGTATTCTAGCTGTCAAGATCTTCCATTCCCTCCAACTCCTGGCGTATGGCGGTGAGGGCACTAATAGGGATGGCTCTAAACTTACCAGTAGACTTTAGTATCGGATAGCCCTCTATTGCTTTCTCTTCCAACCGTGAAATGAGAGCGAGTTGTTGACGGCGGATATAAGCCTTTACATGACTACATACTTCGTGCCTGTTTCCAGTTGTGCAACAGCCTATAAAGGCATCCACCGCCCAGCTCTCAGGTGTAGTCTTTTCAAGATAGTTTATGAAAGCTCCGAGGTCGCAAACTCTCTTAGAAACCACATCTTCGGTTAACGACTTGGTTGCCACTGGCTTAGACTTTGCCATGAGGTTTCTCCAATCCGCCATTCCCGCCCACTTCACTGGATAGGGTAGCCTTAGATTGCGCCTTAGAGTTAACCTCAGTGTGTTTATCTGAGTCTTTCAACTGCAAGTCGATACCCGTTGTGTCAGCTTCGGGGTCTTTCAACTGCAAGTCGGTAACCGTTTCTAGCCTCCAGAAGTCGTCGTACCAATCCTTATCAACAATAGACATATCGACATACTTGCGAAGCTCATCATTGAACTTAGTCCCTCTGTAGCCAGCCGTAAGTAGCGTGTTGGCGAGTGCGTAATATAACTGTGTTTTGCTTTTCCTTTCGCCAGTTCCCCTGTAGTTAATGCTTTTAATCTTCTGCTCTCCGAGTGTTAACCCAGCCTCAGCTAATTTGCGTATGTCGTTTTGGGCTTTATGCTTAAAGTCTTGCAGATACTCTGCATGCAACGTTATTAAGCGTGGAATGTCTAGTTTCTCTTGAAGCAGTAACTCTCGCAGTAGCCAAGTTATTTCGTGGTGCTCTAATTTCCCGAATGCTTCAAGAGCCACACTGTACTTATCGACTTGGTTGCCACCTACTGAGGCAGTTTCACTTTGCTTGTCTAATGCGCCCCTTATCGCTTCTTCCTCCCACACCGCAATAGAGCGCTTGAGAGCTTCACGGGCTTCACCTTTAGGATTGTCATCAACGCCAAAGGTTCTAGCTCCTGGCCTACCTCTCAGAGCGTCCCTAACGTCAGATACAGTCTTACTTTCAAACCTGTTGAGTATCTCGTCTAATTCTGAGTCATGGTTATTATCTAAGTGTTTCATAGTTTAGGGTCTCCTTCCGTTCCCAATTGTGGTCGTATTACAAGATGAGCATTTCCACTAGCAACCATATGGTCATAGTATTGTTGGTTAGTCTGACGAACTGGGTTTATGGGTGGGTTGCTAGGTCGCTTAATGATTTTCTTATTACAATCTACACAGTGATATTGCATTTTAGGGTCAGGCCAAAACTGAACTAGCCAATCCTCTATGTAGTAATGCTGACATTTTAATCGCTCTAGCCATTTACTCATCACTTCCTCCTTAGCCAAAATGGTTTCGGCCAGTTATATTTTTTATACATAATATATCGTTTAACTTGCCACGCTAAAGACCAATATAATGCAGAGCATAAGATAAAAGCTATGTAAAAACTCATTCTGAATCTCCTATATATTTAGCTTTAGCCTTAGCTCTTATACTATCTAAAATGCCATTTATTCTAGTGCTATCGTGAGCGTATGACGGCTCATTCTCAGGTATCAGCTCTAACACTTGGGTGTATATTAGTTGGTTTATGGCTTGTACCGCTTCTGCTAATACTTTTTGTTCTATCTTGGGCGTGAGAGCGAACACTTTCTTCATTCCATCAATACCGTGTTTAGGATGGTGGGGGTCTATTTTATTAAAAGCTGTGTTATGAGCCATACCATACTGACTCATATATTTCTGCAATATCTCGTCTATACTATATTGGGGTGGATTGGTAGGGGTCATAATTTGCCGTCCTCGTAGTCTTTGATTGCCTGTGGTTCTCTGACTTTAGTAATGGGTCGGCCATCAGCACCAGTTTTCATAGTCTTATAACCGCCATTCATCCACTCGCCATCAGCTTGCGACCTTATTTGCTTATCGGTATTCTCTATAATCTGTTGGCGTTGGTAATCACGTTTTTCAATCATTTCGTCATGATGAGTTGCACAAGCAATAGCACCTCGATATTCGTAGGCTTCGCTGTCTGATAGCTCCTCGCCACAAATGGCACAGTTATGCCATTCGCAACCTATACAGTTCTCAGGTCGCTCAAAACAGCTAGCACATACCATGCCTTTCATACCGTAACCCGCTTCTACTAATTTCATCGTACGCCCCCCTTACTATATTGTGTAGGTTTATAAGTCATGGTTATTTATCCTATCACCACGCATTAAAATATGTTAACATTACTGCAAAATAGGCAAATAGTAGAAGTAAAATTAGTACAACTTCTATTCCTACTCCGTCTGATGGATTTCTCATGCTTCAACCCACCTTCCTGC